GACCTCCATCAGGTCGATCCGTTGCGCGCCGGTGGTCATGGCGCCGACACGACCTCAAGGAACCCGTTCACCGTGGTCAGATGGGCCGCGAACCACGGCTCCATGTCCCAGATCCGCACATTCACCGAAACCGTGACGTAGGGCCGGACCGACCGGAAGGTGTAGGGCGCGCCACCGGCGCGAAACTGCGCCTTGCGGATCGCGCCGGAAAAGGGATCGATCCAGGCAAAGGCTTTGGTTGCCCGCGCCAGATCGTCGCGCACGAAGGCCCGGAACACGTCGAACTGCGCGGGCGTCAGACGCGCCAGGCCCAACTCCATATCATCGACGGTCACCGTCGTGCGCGGACGCATCAGCTGGTCGCCACCTTCCGCCGGGAAGACCATGCGCCCGTCACCCGCCGTGGCCTGCGATTCCGGCGCGCGGGCCCGCAACGGCACCCCGGCGGGCCAGAGCGGCGGCAGCACCATGCTCATCGCACCACCGCCGTGCGCTTCGCACCGTAGGTGCGCATGCCCTGGTCCACCGATCCGTCAGTCAAGGCGCGGTTCATCGCGCGCACGACCAGCCGCTGGGTGCGATCTCCGTTGATACCGGTTTCCCATTGCTGCGACACGTCCACGCCATGGTTCTCGATCACCTGGTTGAAGGCGAAGCCGCCGCCCGCACCTTGCGTCCGCACCCCCAACCGGCCACCGGCATCGCGCGCCAGCGGCATGATCGCCTCCGGCCCCGCCTCGGCCATGCGCCCCAGACCGCCCTGCATCGGAAACAGGATCGGCGACGACATCACGGCGCCGGACGCGTAATCCCGCACCGGCGACGGCGATCCGAACCCGCCGCCCCCCAGCATTTGCAGGAAATTGCCGAAGAACCCGCCGCCGCCGCCCGAAATCCGTTCCGCCAGCGGCCCAAGGAAGAACATGCGCGCCTGCAACACGGCAAGATCCGCGACCATCGATCGCACCATGGATCCGAAATCGATGCGGCCCGTTTCCACGAACGACCGAATCGCACTTTCGGCCGACCCGAAGGCATTGGTCAGCACGCCGCCCAAGCCTTCGCCCCAATTCGTCGCCGTCTCGACATAGTTGTTCAAGGCAGCCTGCACGGCGGCCCATCCGCGCGCCGCCTCGTCCGCCGCCTCGCGGGCCGCACCGCCCGCCCCGACCGAAGCCCCCTCGACCCGTGCCAGCGCGTTCTCGATGGCCCGCGCCCGAACATCCGAAAAGAAGTCCCCCAACGGGTCCTCCTGGAACACGGCCGCTGCTTCCCGAAGTGCTTCGCCGACACCGGTGGTCACCGCCGTGACAGCGTTTTGGCGCAGCGCGGCCGCCTCAAGCATCAGCCGCCGCGATTCAGTGAACGCGTCGGCCGCACCTGTGCGCAATGCCGCGTTGGTTTCGTTGGCGGCCGCGGCTGCCGTTTCAAGACCTTCGGCTATGCCGTCGAAGCCAGGAATGAATGCCGCCCCGTCGGCCAAGGTAGACAGGAATCCGGCCCACCTGCCCTGCATCTCGGACACGACAAGAAAGAACACACCGCGCATCGATTCCCATTGCGCGTTGATCGTCGGAATGACCGACTGAACCAGTGCAGCGATGGCCTCGAACCCGATCTGGCCGACACGCTGCATCACAAGCATCGCCGCTCGAAAGCCGTTGATCATCAGGTTGTAATAAGGCTTGATCACGCTGATCGCCGTATCCCAGGCCTGCCCAAGCCAGGGCGCGATCATCTGGATGACCGGACGCACCCGGTTGGTGAAGTTGGACACGATCACCTGCACGACGGCGCGGGCCGTATCGCCCAGGCTGACCTGCGCGTCGGTGGTCCGGTTGATCTCGTATCGCATCCCGGCCACGGCCGCCGTCGCCGCACCGATCACGGCGGCGATCGGGCCAAGCCGCAAGATCGCGCCCCGTGCCAGACCGCCGATATCGCGCAAGGCCGCGCCGACGCCACCATTCCCGAATCCGTAGATCTGCGCGATCTGCGTGCCTTGCTGCGCCATAACGGTGAACGGGTTCTGACCGGACACCAGCGAAACACCGATGTCGTTGACCTGGTAGAACATCTGTTGCAGGCGGAAATTGCCGCTTCGGATCGCCGCGTTTGCCCCGCCTATGGCCGCCGCGCGGCCGCGATGCGCCGCGATCGACGCCAGCGCCGCCTGCCGCTCGCGCGAAATCGCCGCCGTCATCTCATCGGCGCTGATCGCACCTTGCGCATGCGCCGCCCGGATGCTCATCAACTCGCCGCGATAACGCTGCACCGTGGCGAAGACCGGATTATACCGCGCGCGCAGATCGTCCAGCGCCCGACCCTGCGCCAGGATCGCCGCCGTGCTTTCACGCTCGGCCCCGGCGACACCCGTCGCCCGGTTGATCCGCGCGATCACACCCTCGGCCGGCGCGGCCTGCCGCACCGCGTTGAACGCCTGACCCCAGGCCGGGCCAAGCCGCTCGATCTTCGGCAACAGCGCGCCGGTGCCCGCCTCAAGCCGGGCCAGGGCGCGCCCTGCCTCCGTGGCGCTGACGTCGATTGCGTCGAACGCCTTGTTACCGGCCTCGCCGACGGCGCGCAGCTCGCCCTTCACGGGGTCGCCACCCTCCAGACCGATCCGATAATTGAAGCGCTTCTCAGTCATCCTCGGATGAACCCCTCGCGTTAAGCTGTTCCAGGATCGTCGGTTCCACCGACGTCAGCATGTCGAGCGCCAATACCGGCGCCACGCCCGCCGCCCGCGCCATCGCCAGCAGCGCCCCCATGTCGAGGCCGATCGCGACACCGCCGCGCTCGGTCGCCATCATTCGCACCTGTCCGAAAGCCCGACCGATCACCGCCGACCACAAGACACGACACTCGGCCGTGACGGGCCGGTTCACGATCCTCGGGCAGTCCGGACAAACTCCACCGCAGTGTTCGCAATAATCGCGCCCTCCTCCGAATTCGAACTCGGCGAGGGCGCGGAGACGTTTTTTTCCGCACCCAGCAGCATGAAGCGCGCCATGTAAACCTCGCCGAACTTCTGGTAAATCAACGGATGGTCCAGAAACGCCGAGATGTTCTCGGGCGTGACAGATGCCGCCGCCGCCCCGTCGGGATCCTCGACACCCTCCCACCCGACAATGACCTGCTGCGCAACCGCCTTGGCCCAGGCCAGCCCGAACGCTGTTTCCGACACCGTCAGACCGGCCTCCGCGCCATCCGTGACGCGGGTGTTGACCAGACCCGTATCGATCAGGGTTTGCATCGCCTCTTCATGGCGGGACGACAGCAACGGCAGCGCCTGCACACGGATACCCGGCACAAGATCATACCACTCGGCCTCGGCCGACAAAACCAGACGCATCAATAAGTCTCCACATCGTTGACCAGCGTGACGGTGACCATGGCGGCGTCCGACGCGTCATAGGCCGCGCGATAGGCGATGGTGGCCTGCAATCCGCCGGGCCCCTCGACCGGCTTTGACGGCCGCTCCAGATAGACTTGTGGCAAGCTCACCGTCAGGGTCTGGTTCGTGCCAAGGCTGAAGCCGAACTCCAGCGAACAGGACACCGCCGCGATTGCCTGGGTGAACAGGGTCCGGTCCGCATAGCGGGTCACAAGGTTGCCCGTCGCCGCCGCCATGGCCGGATCGAACCCGCCGACAAGCGACCCACCCCCGGCATCCTCGACCGGGTCGAGGTTGTTGGAATAGCTGAACTCGGCCTGCACGATAGTCCCCAGCGGCGACCCGTTTCGCTGGATCGTGCCGTGCACGTGTCCGAACCGGGCCAGGGCCAATTCCGTCGGCGTGCCCGCTTGCGTCGTGGTCGCGGGCGCCTCGTCCTGCCCCATCACCTCGACCGTCGCCGTCAGCAGGCCCGTCCGCTGCCGTGTCCATCCGACGGAACCGACCACGCAGCCGGTCAGCATCGTGAACTCCGGAACGTTCGGGAACCCTTTCTCGATCGAAAGACTTGGCAAGGTCTGCGCGCCGGACGTGAACACGTGGGTATAGGGACCGGCGCCCGTGGTGACGGGTGCACCGAACGCACCTTTCAGCCAGTGACCGAAATTGCGCAGGTCCATCGGCACCACCACGTTGCCGGCAACGTTGATCGCATCCGGCGTCGGCGCCCGGGGATCCCGACCATAGCCAAGCAGCTCGGGATCCAGCAGCGCCTGCGACGCGCTCAGGGTCAAGCCTGGCGCAAAGGGCATCTGGAAAAACCCGGATGCGGGGGCGGTGCCATAGGTGCTTTCCCAAGCCATCGCCAGTCGGGTATTGGAACCCTGTTCACGTGCCATGTCCTATCCTTTCAGGTCAGTGGGTCCGTGGTGGCGTAATGCAGCACCACAGGGATCGTTGCGGATTTCAGGGCCTCGCCGCCCTCGACGGGATCGACATCGACCAGCGGCGCACGCGCCTGCATCCAGTCCACCAGGCCGCCAAGCGTCCGATCGGCCAGCAGGCCAAGACCAATGACTTCGACCAGGGCATCGAACCGCGCATCGCGTTGCGCGGCCGTGGCACCGGCCACCACCACCTCGATCTCGGCCTGGTGCTCAAAATGGAAGGTCAGCGGCGAAAACGTCTGCTCCGGCTCTCCGGCATCGCCATCGAAGACAGTCGCAAAACCCGCCGTCGGCACCGCTACCGGAAGCACGGAATTTCGCGAGAACTGCGCCGACACACTGTCGCAGGCCGCTTTCACGACACCCGCAAGCGCGGTCAGGACCGCCTCCGAGCGGCGCATCAGATCAGACCGTCCAGCGTGACACGGGATACAAGACCACCGGCAATCGCGTCGGCCTGGCGGATCAGATCAAGCCGCTTGGATATCCGGGCCTGCGGAACAAGAACGAAAATGACCACCGTCTGCTCTCCACTCAGGATCCCATCCGTCTTGCGACGCCGCCCGCCCTTGCGGCGGGCCTGCCCACGTGCATTCACGCGCGCACCATCGGTCACCAGAAGACTGCTCTGACCGGGACGATAGACAAACCGCAGACGCAGACCGGTATGTCTCTCCCACGTCAACGGCGTGAACTTGCGTCCGAACCGACCCCGCCCCGCTTCCGGCGTCGGAATCGCCAGCCAGAACCCGTCCCGAGACCGGATCGTGACCCCGCGCTCGAAACTGCCGATGATCTTCGCCGGACCCCTTGACCTCGCATAGACCAGACCGGCGGCATCCATCGACGGCTGACCGGCCGGATACACTCGCGACCGGATCGTGTTCGGCAATTTGGCACCCAGTCCTGCTGCCCTTACCTGGCCGCGCCAACCCTGCTTTATCGCCTCGGTGGCCGACCCAATGGCGCGCTGGTGCGCCCGCTCGATCAGCAGGATCGTGCCGTTCGTCATGGCAAGCATGTCATCGCGACCTGTCGTGAACCGCATCAGGCCGATCCCACCGTGTCCAGCGACCAGATCAGACGGCGCGTGTCCCGTTCCGGGTGCCCCTGGATCACGCGATCCTCGCCCAGCACGGTGATGGCATCGCCCGCCACGGGATTGGCCATCTCGCTGATCCTCACATCCAGCACCAGCGTTTCGGATTGCACGCGCATCAGATCGAAACGCGTGGCCCGGTCGGCGGCGGCAACGATCGCGCGCACCGGCACCGGCACACCGGTCGCCGCCGGGGTCCAGATCGCATCGACGGCGATGTTCGGATCGTTGAATACCGCGTTGATGGCGATCTGGATGGCGGTCACGGCCTGAACTCCATCAGCCGTTCAAACGCACGGTGCCGGTCGTCTCACCGGCACCGCTACCGATCACGGTCACGGCCTTGCCGATCAGCGTGTTGCCGGTCGCCGTGGTCGTGCAGCGGGCGTTACCGGCATCCCAGTAGACTGCCGCGCCGACAGTCCAGGCCTGCGATCCGATCTTGGGCGGGGTGAAAACCCCGACCACCTGGATCTCGCCAACGGCGCCGTTTGCAATATCGCCCGCAGCAACACCGAACAGGGTGCCCTGCAGCACACCGTCACCAGAATTGTGCGCGGCGGCGGCCGTGATGGTGATCATGTCACCGGGTTGAACATAGTTTTTCATCTCGATTGGTCCTTTTGAAGGCGCCTGGTGGCGCGCTGGAACTGACCGCCACCCCGATCCCGGGGCGGCGGATCACGATATGTCGGCGGTCAGCCGGGATCAGGCAGGGGCCGCACCCGGGTTCTTGGCCAGCCCGCGATGATCGATCGCAGCCGCCGCGAAGTCATGCCGCGCCTTGATCTGCATCCCATCGACCTCGAAGCCCATCTTGGTTTCGGTATAGACACCCTCCTGACCCTCCAGGTAGGCGAACTCCACCGTGTCGATCGCGGCCGGATCGGCCGCCACGAACCACGGATCCTGACCCGCAGCCGGGATCAGGCGCGGGTCTTCGATCACCTCAAGACGGCCGGCGAACGCATTGACATCCGCAGCCGAGGACGGCGTCGTGGACGTCACGTTCTTGCGCGCCTCGACCGATCGGTCGCCCGGCGGCACAAGCAGGAAGCGCGGCAACACGCGGATGCGCTCGCCCCCCAGGCCGGTCTGTGCCCCCATGGCGCGGTAGATCTTCGCGAGCGCCGCCTCGCTGATCACAGATGCCGTGTTCAGGTTGCCATGATCGGCATGGAACAGCGCCGTGCCATCCGCCATCGTCGGGTTGGAGATCAGGATCGCGTAGACGATATCCGATTCCAGCGACGCGGCCCGGGCGCCGAAGGCTGCGGGCAGGCGCGTGAACGCGTCCAGATCGTCGTTGATCAGCACCTGGCGCGTCACCGACACGATCCGGCCATAGGTGGCCAGCGCATAGGTCTCCTTGCCCCCGCCCATCGTGCCCGCCTCGATCTCGCCGGACTCGTTGACCTTCAGCAATTCGGGCGCAGCACCAAGTTGCACCCGGTCCACCGGCTTGAAATCGGTGATCGTCGCGCGCCGGGCCCAGCCGGTAAAGGTGCGCGGCGACTCGTCATAGGCGCTGCGCAGGGTCTTGTTTGCCACGTTGGCCAGGATGGACGGAAAATCGCTGGTGCTGTGCATCCCCGATGCCCGACGTTCGAACACGGCTCCGGCCAGCTCCATCTTGCTCATGCCCCGGGTCGAAATGCCCATGCGCTCCAACGCGGCGCGCGACAACTCGATCAGGGACATGCCGCGAAATTCCCGGCCGCCCTCGTCCAGGGCGATCCCGCCCGGGTTATGGCGATGCATCAGCGCATTGGTCATCGCATCGCGAAAAGCGGCATCGTTGCCACCACGCGCCTGCGCCGGAACGCCGCCCGAAACCGGACCGGCGGAATCGGCACCGGCGATGTGATCCATCACGGCCTCGCGCGCCTGGTCGACGCTGCGCCCTTCATCGATCAGGCGCTTGCGCAGATCGGCCGGAACCGCGTGCCGCGCACACATCGCATCGATATCGCTGACGCGCTTGCGCTCTTCCGTGCGCACCGCATCGGCATCGACCTCTCGGGTCGGATGTGCCGCAGGCACCGGCGCAGTGGTCGGCGCAGTGGTCGGCGCGGCGCGGGTTTCGGTTGCGCCGCCATCGAGAACGGCCTGATCGCCGCCAGCAGCTTTGGGAGTATCCGGCATTGTCGGATCCTTTCGGTTGGCCGCGTCGGCGGCGGAAATGTCCTGCCGGGTCAGGACACAAGGCTGCAACAGGTCGCCGGGTTTTCCCAGCGACCGGATATGCGCCCCCGTATCGGCGGGCATCGCGACCGCCGAGATCTCCATCGGTTCCCAATCGACCGCGCGCCACAACTCGCGCTCTCCGGCCTTCTCGGTCTTCTGATATTCATGCACCCGGTAGCCGACACTGACATGCCGCACGGTCTTCTCCAGGATGCGCTGCACGATCGAGGCGGCATCGGCCGCATCGGTCAGCTGGATCGTGGCATAGCCCTTGCCGTCCTCGACGCGGGCGGAGCCCGGGACCACGGATCCGATCACGTCCCGCAGGTCATAAGCATAATGGGAATTGAGGAACGGCGCGCCTCCGTTCAGGCGCTCAAGCCGCACCGCCCCATCGTCTACGACCAGCTCTTCATCGTATTCGATGCGATCGTCCCAACCCTCCCAGCGCACGCGCTGCACCCGCGATCCCGTGGTCCAGACCACTTCGACCGTGCGGGCCTCCATGTCGATCGATGTCGCCACGACATCGGCGGCCCGCGCGATCAGCGGCAGATCCATCATATCCTTCGGCATGTTCTTCTCCTGCTCAGGTGTCGCCGACCGGTGTGCGATCCGTTCCGGGTTCGGTCTTGCCGGGCGCATCCTCGCCCTGGTGTACGCCCACGCGCGTCGCGCGTCGCGGGTCGGTGTCGAAAATCAGGTCCTCGGCATCCGCCGCCTTGGCATCGGCGGCCCATTCCGCCAGAACATCCTGCGGGTCGTAGCCCCGCTTCGCGATCATCTGCGATCGCGTGCTGAAACCGGCCCGGACCTCCCAGACATCCGCCTGCGCATCCTGCAGCGGGTTGACCGCCTCGAACCGTGGCGGTGCCCACTCGACCGGGTAATCGCCCTCCGGCAATTCACCCGACAGGATCGCCGCCTCGATGAACCAGTCCCAGACCCGGGCGCAGAACATCGGGATCACGACGTGCCACTGCATCAGCTCGACCATGCGCCGGAACTCGTTCAGACCGACCCGGCTGGACGAGAAATTCGTCTGGCTCAGATCGCCGGTCATCAAGGCATAGGGAACCCGGAACCCGGCCGCCACGACATGCTGCTGCACCCGATACCACTCCGCCACCCCACCGGCGGAACTGGGCTGGTTGAACTTGAAATCTCCCGCACCCCGCGAATAGCCGATCATGCCGGGCGAAAACTGCTCGATCAGGTTGCCTTGCGCATCGGTGATCGCGTTCAGACCGGCTGCGGCACCATCGGTCGAAGTCACGCCATCCATGTCATCCTGCACCGAAATGCCCACAAGGCAGGCCTCGGTCTTCTTGCGGACCAGCTCCGCATGCTGCCAATCGTCGATGTCGCGCAGACTGCGCATCGCGGCCACACCCCAGGGCACCCCGCGCGCCTGCGTCCGCTGCCGCTCGAACAGATGCGCGACGCCATTGGCGGGCAACCGCATGGATTCGAAGCGACGGCCGAAAATCGGGTCGCGGTCCCCCGGATGATCCGGGAACATCCAGAACGCTGTCCGGCGGCCCTGCGCATCGGTCTCGATGCCCTGCCGGATCCGGGCTCCACCCTCGCGTGTCTCGAACTTGGCGTCATCCAGATGATCCGCTTCGCGCAGCTCCACCTGCATCCGCAACGATCCGCGCCCGCGCGGCCCGGTGAACCGCCGCAACGCGAACAAGTCGCCCCCCTCGATCATCTCGCGCACGGCCAGCGCGGTCAGACCGTGGAAATCCGTGTGCCCATGCGCATCGCACCGGGCCTGCCACCGCGCCCAGGCGGCATCGACCTTCTTGTTCGTCGATTTGACCTTGCCGGCGGAACGGGGCCGGATACCGGTCCCGACGATGTTGTTGACCAGCACCTGCACCGCCTGCGCCGCCAGCGGGTTGTTGCGCACCAGATCCCGCATCCGGTTGCGCAACAGCGCCCCCGCAGCACCGATCTCCGCATCGGCCGAGGTGCCCGGTGTGTGCCAACCGTCCGTGCCGCGACCGCGCCGCGCCGCCTCGTATCCCCGCTGCATGGTGGCAAAGACCACCTTGTCCGAATACCGCCGCCGCGCGCGCGCGGGCGATCCGAAGGTCAGCAACCGATCCAGCGGCGTCCAGTTGACAGTCACGGCACCGGACATGCTCAGATCCGCGTGAAGCTGGCGAAACCGACCATGGTGCGCCGCCGCCCGGCCGCCGCGCTCATCTCCGCCTCGATGGTCCGGATCCGCGCCAACAGGGCCGGGCCATCGTCATAGCGCGTGCTGATGCCATCATAACGGACTTCCAGCACGCCCGACGCATAAGCCGCCTTCAAGGCCGCCAACTCGCTTTCCGTGTAGGCCATCAAAACCATTCCTTCTTGCCTCTGCCCAACCACTCGCGGCCAGGCTTCCCTTCTGTTGCGCCGCGCTTGGGTGGCTGGATCGCCTGCGCGGCCCGCTCCGACAGACTGCCCTGTGCGCCGCTGCGATCCGACGTGGCGGACATGACCGACGTGGCGGACGCATCGAACAGGTCGATCTGCGCATCATCCGGCGGCGCCCCACGGTCATCGGCCAGGCGTGACCATTCCTCCGGCGTCATCGAGGCCCATCCCTTGCGCCGCGCCGCGGCCTCTGCATAGATCATCGTATCCAGGCCCTCGTTGCGCCGCGTCGGTTCGACCAGGTCCCACTGGCTCGTCACCCCGCCGCTGCGCGACCGCTTCAGGACCCGCACCTCAGACGTGATCTGCCGGTAGAATTCATCCCCCAGCCCCGCAGCGAACCCGACATGGCCGCGCGCAAGCGGATCCTCCTTGGCCAGGTGCGCATAGAAGTCGGCCTTCATTTGACTGACATTGAGCATGAAGGCGCGCTTCGCGGCCCGCTTCGCCTGTCCGTCACGCCGCCGCTCGAACTTCATCGGCACCATGGTCGGCCCGGTCTGCGACGACGACCCCTTGACCAGTATCACCCGGCTCCACGGATGCCGCTTGCCGAAGCCCCAGACATCGTCCGTGTAGGTGCCCACGTCGATCGCCATCATGTCGAGCCCGACGCGCCGCCCCAGTGTTGTCCGCCACTTGGTTTTCAGCAGCGCGTCCAGCGCATCCCAAGCCTCCTGGTCGCCGATGTGATGCGGGATCACGGTATAGGCGACGGTGTGGCGCTGCAGGTTCTCGGTGAACGCCGCAACATGCACTTCGGTGCGATCCAGCTGGCAATCCACCCCGGCGGTCAGCAGGAACCCCGTTGCAGGCAGGATGCCGATCGGCAGGATATCCGCCTCGGCCGCGTCTGCATTCTCGACCCGGTCGCGCAACGCGGTCCAGTCCGGCCCCCGGCTGGCCTGCGCATACGGCAGGCCCAGCACATCGTTGTAGAATGTCTG